TTGGTTTTAATTAACTTAATGGGAGGCTTAATATGGCAACGCAAATTTCTAATGCGTTTATTAAGCAGTTTGAAGCAGAAGTCCACATGGCTTATCAGAGGATGGGAAGCAAACTGCGTAATACTGTTAGACAATCTAACAATGTCGTAGGTAACCAAGCACGATTCCAGAAAGTAGGGAAAGGATCAGCGTCTACTAAATCTAGACACGGAGAAGTTCCTACTATGGAAGTTACACACTCTACCGTTGATGTTACATTGAGCGATTACTATGCTGCCGACTATGTCGATAGTTTAGATGAACTCAAAACCAACATAGACGAGAGACAGGTGTTAGCAATGAGTGCAGCGGCTGCTCTAGGACGAAAAATAGACCAATTAATTATCGATATCTTTGATGCTGGATCTAACTCAGCGAATATCGCACACGGCTCAGCTGGTTTAACACTAGCAAAAGCTTTAACAGTGTACGAAACATTCGGTGGAGCAGATGTACCAGATGATGGACAACGATACTTTGTTGTGTCGCCTGCTGGCTGGGCTGATTTATTACAAATAGATCAATTCAGTAGAGCAGAATATGTGGGAGAAGCTGAACTTCCTTACGCTGGTGGTATGACTGCTAAGCGTTGGTTAGGATTCTTATTCTTCACACATTCGGGACTAACTGTTGACTCTAGTAACCGTGACTGTCACGCTTGGCACAGCAGTGCTGTTGGCTTGGCGTCTGGTTCAGATGTTAGGACAGAAATGAACTATGTACCTGAAAAGGTCAGTAACTTGATTACATCGTATTTTAGTGCTGGAGCTGTCGAAATAGACGGCGATGGTATGATACAATGTATCATAGCGGAATAAGGAGGATATTATGGCTTTAACAGCAAGCGCATTGAAAAAAGTAGCTGGTGCTGGCGACCAGAATCTCTTCATTTATAAGAGTACTGACGCTCCAGCAACAGTTGCTGGTTCAGGCTACTTTAACTCAGTAACTGATAACTTGCAGCAATTTGATATTATCTTAGTAGTAGGTACCACAGGTGGTACTGCAACTGGAGATTTATTATTTGTAACAAGTGCAACAGGAGCTGCGACTGTAACCTGTACAAACGGCACATAATGCTTAGGGGGAGAGTTTCCTTATTTAATTTCTCCCCCACTTTATTATGAGTGATAGT